ATCATAGCAGCCATTGTTACCCAAGCCATTTGCTTCTGGGCTTCACTTTTTTCTTCACGAAGCTCCAGTTCAATCAATTCCTGATGTCGCTTTATTTCTTCATCGCTCACAGTACCATCATGGTCAACATCATATTTAGCGTATATGGACTCAGGGTCTAATTTTTTCGGAGTCATTAGTGCAACCTCAATAACAAAGTAACAACCACACCGCCCATCCCAGCTAACAAGGCAAAGGTGTGTTGTCTTATATTGCGTTCAATATTGTCCAATCGGTTAAATATTGTCTTGTCTCGCTCCTCGCAACGTGCAACGTGCGCTTCTAGTTTAGCTGTTACGGCATAAATTTTTTCTTCTGTTTGTTCCATATTATCCACCTAAACTAGCCACTTTAGCCTCTAATGCCTCAATCCGCTCCATTGCCTCCTGAAGTGCTTTTAGGGCTTTCATATGGATAACGGAATACTTCACGCTTTTGAAGGATTTTTGATTCCCACTGGAATCTAAAACAGGAACATCATCACCCCCATCATCCGCCGGATTGAACTCCAAGTGTGTTTTCACCAGCTTATCCATACCTGCCGATTCAAGTTCTTGGGCGATGACACCTATTTGAGTCGGGCCAGAGGTTTTATCGGCAATGTAGGAGTATTTACGGACACGCATCGCTTTAATATCGTTCCACTGACTGCCGCTATCAACAATGTGTTCTTTAAGTCGTGCGTCGGATGTCGAACCATATGAATTGGTCGCAGACATGAAATCGCCATTAACCTCTATTTCTGATTTGAGCGTACCGCTTACTTTATTTTGCCATACAGGATCACCAGCGGAGGTTCCATTCGCCACCACCATCTTAGTAAAAGTCGTCCCGTCTGTTCCCTGATCGTCATAGATAATAATCCCTTTCCCGTCCATGTCCGTATAGTTGTCGTTAGCCTGATTACGGCCCATGTAAATAACGCCTCTTTCATAGAAAGAGTTAAGGGATGTGTCACCAGCCTCTATGCGAAATCCTTGAGTGAGATAAACATTTCCCGTAGAGTTAATTTGTACTGCGTCCGTGTCACTAGCAGTCCCGATATACCCATTGTTGGGAATGACAATGTTGCCACCAGTGGTCATCAGACCTCCGCCATTATATGTGCCGGATACTGTGAGATTCCCACCGGAAGATAAGGACATTTTTTCAGATGCTGCTTCTGATGCGGCTGTCCTAAAAGACAGCTTGGTAGCGTTATTATCAGCAGCGAAAGTTCCCTCTGAAACGGCTGCTACTTCTGCTGCTACAAGAATAGCGTCCGTACCGCCCGATTCATCAGGCGCTTGAAATTGGATCTTGCCTAATTCCTCATCTGCGATAATATCTGTCTCGCCTGTCTGTAACGTCAATACAAACGGCTTGTCATCTCCCGTATTTGTGTTCTTAAAAACTAATCCAACATCCGCACTATGGGTTACGGTGACATCTGCATCTGCTCCAAATTTTATTGCTGAACTATCTGTTGGTAGTGTTAATGCACCACCAGAGGTTAGTGTCATTTTTTCAGCAGCAGCTTCTGATGCGCCCGTTTTAAAAGATAGCTTGGTAGCATTACTACTTGAGCTAAAATCTCCTTCTGATACTGCCGCAACTTCTGCTGCGACAAGTATAGCGTCCGTACCTGTACCTTCATCAGGCGCTTGAAACTGTATTTTGCCTAACACATCATCAGCAGCGACATCAGTATCACCTGTCTGTAGTAGTAAAGTTGCTGGACTAGAACTTGTTGCTGGGTTTTTAATAATCAAATTATTCAGATTAAGATCAATAAACGCATCTGTTATTGCAGCACCAGCCCCTGCCCCATCACTGTATATAACCTTCACATGACCATTTGGTACAACAACCTCACTTCCTGAACCCTGCTTCATGGAAATGTTATACCCTCCAGACGTAGCATTTTCTATAATCCAGAGTTTACATACCGTATTGGGGAGCAGAGATACCGTGCAAACAGAATCAAGTGTTCCTGTATATTTTAAGTATAAGGCTCTTCCGGGGTCTGTTGCGCCATCTGCTATAGTTGTTGAAAAAGTATCTGCGTCCTCAGTAATTGCTTCTGTAGCATAACCAAATGCTTCGGCAATCAACTCAAGATTAGTATTAGTGGTTGTCCCCCACGTAGTAGATTGTTCCCCACTACCTATCTCTTCAAGTCGTAAGTCATTAACGTATGTACTTGCCATAATATATTCCTATGCTGCTATATCTTCCCAAGTTATTGACTGTGAATCATCAACTGTAGCCCAAGTTATTGTCTGTGAATCATCTACAGCAGACCATGTTACCGTTTGTGAATCATCAACGGCTCCCCAAGCCTTAATTCCTACAGTACCAACAGCACCTGTGGCAGATACACCTGTGGCAGATATAGCGGCCCCACCTGTAGCCGTTACTGACCCAACAGCACTTGTACCAGCTACACCTGTGGCAGATATAGTAGCTCCACCTGTAGCCGTGACTGATCCAATAGAGCCTGTGCCAGATACACCTGTGGCACTGACCGTAACGCCTGTGCCGCCTGTGGCAGTAACCGATCCAACAGCACTTGTACCAGCTACACCTGTGACAGATACATTAGCATCTCCTGTTACAGTTACCGATCCAACAGCACTTGTACCAGCTACACCTGTGGCAGATACATTAGCATCTCCTGTTACAGTTACTGATCCAACAGAGCCTGTAGCAGACACGCCTGTAGCACTAACGGTAACGCCTGTGCCACCTGTAGCAGTTACTGATCCAACAGCACTTGTACCAGCCACACCTGTAGCACTAACTGTTACCGATACTGATGCAATAGTTTCTGCGGAAAAAGGTGCTTCGGAAAATGTCTGTAGTGTGAACATTCTCTACGAAGCCTCTAGTGTTGCGACTCTTGCTTTTAAAGCAGTCATCTCAGACTCAAGCGACTCTATTTTCGCCATTGCTTCCTGTAACGCCTTCAGAGCCTTCATGTGAATGACAGAATACTTTGCGCTTTTATAAGATTTCTGGTTTCCATCCGAGTCGAGAAATGGCGTTTCGCCAGCATCATTATCGGAAGGCAATGTTTCAAGGTGAGTTGTGACGAGCTTGCCCATACCTGCTGATTCAAGCTCCTGAGCTATCACGCCGATCATGTTTGGAGCATCTACATTTTCATCTTTGAAAGAAAACTTGCGAACTCGAATGTTTTTTATGTCATTCCATTGACTGCCTGAATCAACGATGTTCTCTTTGAGATTTAAATCGGAAGTCGCTCCGTATGAATTAGTTGCTGACTGAAAATCGCCGTTCGACTCGATCTCGGATTTAATGACATTGTTCAAACGATTTTGCCAGACCGGACTTCCTCCAGAAGTATTGTAAACTCTCGTTACGGTGTAGGTCGTCGCATCACTAAGATCGTCATAAATTATAAAACCTTTTCCAGACTGATCATGTTCAGCGCCATCAGACGTTTGGCCTAGACGAACCCACCCCCGCGCAAAATAGTGATTCAAAGAGGCAGTCCCGTCACCGAATCTTGATCCTTGGTCGCCCGTCGTGATTCCTCCGCCAGTGATCAAACGTCCTGAGTCGCTTCCATCGATTGTTAAAAAAGTCGTATCTACACCATCATCTGTGCCTTTGAAAATAATGTCGGTGTCATCACCTTGGGCATCGATTGTGATATTACTTGAGGTCGCGATAATAGAATTAGTAACAACGCTGCCAGATACCGTAAGATTCCCTCCAGAGGACAAAGACATTTTCTCTGTAGCGGCTTCACTAGCCCCTGTTTTAAACGACAATTTAGTGGCATTACTACTTGAGCTAAAATCACCTTCTGAAACGGCTGCTATTTCTGCCGCCACTAGAATTGCATCCGTTCCCGCCGCTTCATCTGGAGCTTGAAACTGTACCTTCCCTAGTGCGTCATCTGCTGCAATATCTGTCTCGCCTGTTTGAAGTAATAGAACCGCAGGTTTGTCATCCCCTGTTTCTGTGGCTTTTATAGTGACATTGCCTTCCGCATCACCATAAATTGCCTTACTAGCCGGATATACTACAAAGACATCTTTACTGTCTGAAGAAAAATTTACCGCATTATTGGAGTTCGTAGAAGCCAGTACAGTTGTCCGGGCTAGTGTTGTCCCACTTGACGTATAAGTTCCTAGCCCTACTTCCCAGTTTGTACCGTCAATAACGGCGTAATAAGTAGTATTTCCATCGCCTATTGCAGAAAATGCCTGAAATCCAGATGCTGCTCCAGCTAAAGTAAGCGTACCTGTACCAGAAGTGGTAGAGGTTTCCTTAACACGATCTTTTACAACTAAGGCCATTGTGGTTAGGCGATCCTTATAATCGCGTTACTAGCGTCTGCGGCAGGAAACGCAATCGTAAAATCACCCGCAGTAGATGTCTTGTCAGCACCAAAATTTAAAACAAGGACAGAGGTATCCCCAGAAGTATCCTCATTAAAAATTAAAGCCCCTCTAGCAGTTATGGTACTAGATGACCAAGTAGTGTCTGCAAAATCCGTTATGGCAGTTGTGCCATCAAGAGAAGGATCTACACGAGTTAACGTGTTACCTTTAGCCGTATAATTAGTTCCACTAACTTCATTACTTGTAGTATATGCTGTAGTAGAAGCACCTAAACTAGCACTTGATGTATATAAAGCTATTTTAAATGTGTTGCCACCACTGTTAAGAAAATTGTGTTTAGCTTCAAGTAATTCTTGCTTAAAACTTGAACACATTGCTTGTGTTATTGCCATTTATATATCCTCTATATTTTTAGCTATATCTGCATAACCTTGTTTTTCCAAAATTACTTTTATGGTTGCCCGTTCACTTTGAGCTACTTTATGAAAGTAATCTATTAACAATGCTTTTATCTGCGCTCTATATGCAACTGCTTGTTCACGTAATGGCATCGGTGTATCCGCAGAAATAGAAACAATACGTTTAACGGCTAATTCTGCCCATTCTTCAGCGTTCATACCTCTATCAGTTGTTGTAACAACAGTAGGGCTTCCAACATTTGATTCTATATTTACACTAAACAACAGCCCTTCTCCCTTGCCCTGCTCTATAAGTATCATTACGATTCTTATATTCAGCCAACTCTTTTAGTGTAATTAATGCAGTATCATACCGTTTTTGATACTCAGCCATTACGTCTGGCTCACCTTTCATAAACGTATAGGCTTCAAGAATACCCCCATACAAAAGCACGGAACTATAGTTATCCCCAATCCATGTTGTTCCACTGGATACAGTAGTGATGGATTCTGGATAATAGTAATAATGAAGCTCCATCGTATAACCGGAGTCTGGTGTTGGCCCCACTATTAAAGTTGTATCATCAAAAAGCGCATAATACTGCGGAAGCCCTTTATTAGACCCTGCCGCAGGATAAGCCTCCCGTATAAAATTGACATCTTTATTAAGTAGATAGCTGTAATTGCTACTACCATCCAATACTGCCAATGAAAACGTATCCAGCCAATCAGCAGGTAATGTCAAATATTGGTTATCTGTAGTTAAAGAGCCTGTGACATTCTTACGCAAATAAGCTATCTGGACTGTATTATAGATGCGTTGTTCTGCTTGTGTAATAAACACATCAAGATCAGTTGAACTAAACTCATTCTCTACATAAGACTGAATAGCTGTTTTTAAACTTGAATAATTCATATTAATTAATCTGAATTTTTACTAAATCCCGTACCTTTAGTTGCAGCACCTTTGCCTTTCATCTGCTGTGTTTGTGTATTAGGTATATTGTTTGGATACCCAGCCATATGCGGCATTGGGCATGGTTTAGGTTGATTTGGTTGAACTTGTACTTTAGGTTCTTTCATTATTTACTCCTATGAAGTAGTAACTGTAACTGACCCTACCTCTCCAGTAGCTTTTAGGTCATTTGGGGTAAGTCCATCATTATCATCAAATCCTACAGGAAACCATCCCCATTGAATTACCCTACTACCTACACTATCTGCTGTTTCTGCATACGAAGTATCAGGTCTTGGGTTTCTAATAGCTTGAGGGTCATTAACTGGATATAGCCCAACAAAATTTTGAGGTTGATCTGGTTCCCAGCAAGTAGGGCATACTAAGATATTGGTTTTATGCGCTCTAATATAAATCTCTTTTAGCCGCTTTAATTTGTATTGGAAACCACAACGATCACAATCTGCAATGGCGTGTTTGGCGGATGCAAATCTCTGAGCCATATCAATTCACATAATATATCTGTGGTGTGATTAATAGAGAGGACTTATCCCTGTCCTCATCAGAAGCAAGTAACCATGCCTCATCATACATTTGCTTAAGAACAGGAACCCGTTGCTCCGATCCCGGTATCTTCATTGACAAATGGTAAGCTAAACCCGCTACCATCGCTGGAAGAAACCTGAATGGTATATCCATAGTATTAAACCCATCACCTGCATCTAGTATTCTAGCCAACCGCCAATAAACTAATGTGTAGGTGTCCGCGCTATCTGGCACAGGCCATAGAGTCACAGTAGGGTACTGCACCCCTCCTGACTCTGTAGCCCCGCTTTTACGATCTATGTATATCTGGGTAGGTCTGCCTGTTGTAGTCTTATTAGGGATCGCCGCATAACTTGACACAGTTACCCTAGATAAAGCCAGATCAGATTGTGTTGTACCTGATCCTGTACGGATAACGTGTTCTATTAAGTCAACCGTATCAACAGCAAGATTATATGTAGCTGTACCAGAAGTTAACGTCTGTGTACCTTCTTCTACTGTCCACAGATTAATCCCACGATTTGCCCATTCTGCAAACAATAGGTTTAACGAGCGTCTAGCTGTTTTTAGATCATACCCAGACCGTAATTCAGACCCTGCTCGTTCAAATGCCTCCTCTACAATCTCATTTAAATCGAGATTGAAGGTCGCTGTTGATGATGTAGTCATACATATTACCTATGCCTAGCTTTGGTTCTACCTTTACGAGCAACCCCATCAATAGATTTTTTTCTCATTCCGGTCTTTTTAACCATGCCGCCTTTTTTCATCCCAGTCTTTTTGACCATCCCACCGCCACGCATACCTTTCCTCATTCCAGTTTTCTTAGCCATAATCTAACTCCTACGCATGATACGCGGTCATGTTTGTAAACGTAGCAACTGTATATTGAATATACACACCATCACTAAACACTACACCTTCATCAGGTACAGTCACATCTCTTGATACTGTAGCCGAAGCAACTGTACCAAGTTTCATTAACGCCGTACCTGCTGGAGAAGTATTAGTAAAATTAATAGTCCCTGCTGTTGCTGAATTAACAGTAAACACACCTTTAAGCCGAGAACGTCCAGCAAAAATAACATCTCCTGCGGAAGCATTTACCCCCGCAGAGACATCACCCGCACTTGCGCCATCTGTGGCTATCTGCGTAACCGTCTTAAAATACTTAGTACCTGTAGCAGTTCCGGCATTAGCCCCTGTTATATCTTCGGTTTGAGCATCACCGTTTACATCTGTACCTGTTACAGTAAATGTATCCCCTGAGTCATCTCCCGCAGATAAAATAGTTACAATTCGCCCTGCGTCAAAAGTACAGGAGCCACCACTTGCAAGTGCGCCATTAATGGTAAGATTACCGGAGCCACTTAAAGTTGCTGCTGTAGAGATACCATCCGCATCAAGTGCTTGGGTATCTGCGGTAAGAAATACCGCTTGTACATCTGAAAGCGCCATAATCTACCTCCCTATTTTGCTTTAATAAGCCCTTGTAAAACATAAGACTTATATTTAGCACTACCTATAGGAGGCGATTCTTTTTTATACCTACCTTCTATTTTAGGCGCAGAAGAACCGCTCTTCTTAGTAGTGGCTTTAGGTTTTGCTTTACTCGTAGCCATACATTACTCCTTACGGCATATCGTCATATTCTGTCATACCGTCTGTAGTTCGTTGCGCTGCTACCATAATGTAATCACACCAAGCTGCATCAGCAGTCGTTGTTCCAGACATTGCTGCAAACCACGGAGTTAAAGCAGAAGTAGGTATATTGGCAGTCGTAGTTACTTTCTTGACACGATCAACATAGAATTCAACCGTTCCTGTTCCTGTAACTACAAAACCAAGTCTTCGCGTATTAGTAATAGCCGAACTACTTTCAGCACCATCAGCAAAATCTACACCTGTGTCAGTTTTAGTTTCAGTTCCACCACTGTCACAGTTTGCGTAAATATCGGCTGCGCCTTCTACCAACAAAAATCCAATTTGGTTAGCTGCTGCAAAAGGAACACCTGTGGCAAACGTACCGTTCTCAGCCAAACCAACAAACATATCCATGTCATCAGCATCAGCTACTGCTACAGTTGCTTCAAAGAAAATTTTCTTACTGGCTTCTGCCATGAAAATTTCATTGCCCTGAATAGCGCCACCAGAGTTATCGGTAGATCCATCACCAAGAGATTTAGCCCAACCACCTACATGATCTGCTAAAAGGGTTAGCGTACCGGAATTCAGGACAGATTTAGTCCAATCATCCGTATCATCAATATCTATACCCGCAAAGTCATCCCATTTCACCACATAATCAGGGTTACATTGAATAGGAAGGTTTTTAAAAAAAGTTCCATAACCAAGTGAATCACTACCTGACCCACTATACATTATCGGCCCACTAAATCGAGTAGTTCCCATCGGAATTACCTCCTTACCAAAGGTTTCGCCCTAGAGTCTTGGTAAGCGTCTGCTGGGACAGTCGCTAGGGCTATATTTTTCCCAGATTAAAGCAAAAGGGGTACTAAGTACCCCCCTGCTATATTTTATTAGGACGATCCGGGGCTACCGAATACTCCTAATGGGTCGGATACACCAAATGAGTACCTTTCACGAGCTTTATATCGTGCATTTCCGGTATCAAAGTCTCCATCCATGCTGGTACTCATCGGAGTACGAACAAAATGTTTTAGACCATTCGGGATATCTGTAGTGATGAACCAAGCGTTAGTGTCCGTTAGGAAATTATTCACAGAGTAACCCTGTGGAATAACACCCATAGACCTAGCCGCATTGATATCATTATCCGCAGTACCAACCCTGTTCTCTGATTTCAACAACCGAGTTGCAACAAACTGCAAATCAGCAGGGATAATCAGTTTTTGAGGTTTAGCTGCGATTAACAACCCACGCTCATCCGTCCAGTTAGAAATCTGGATAACAGCCGCTTCCAAAGAAGTTTCATTTAAGTCGGAGGCAGTTGAAGGACGATTGGAGTTAGTACCACCTGACACAAGAGGATGAGAGGTACTGCAAAGTACAACCCCATCACCATAAGTATGGTTAGAATCAAACGCATTGTTTAATATGTTTGCTCCTTTTACTTGTTTGGTGTACGCCATCGCTCTAGCTAATGCTTTAGTGTATCGAGCAGACAAAGAATCATAGAGGTTATCCTCCATTGCTTCTTCAGTGATCGAAAATCCCATCGCAATGGTTTCGTGGTTGTATCGAGCCGCCCACGCTTCCTGTGCGTTATCATAAGCAATCGCTTCTCCTTCCTGTTTTACAGGAGCGGCTGAAAAGCCAGAGAGCTTTGCTTCTTCTTCAAATGCACGTTCAGAAGTTTCTTGCTCGAAAATTTCTTTATGTTCCTCACCGTAACGGTTGTATTCAAGCCCAAAAAGAGCATTGAGGCCGGGGAGGAGTTCTTTTAATAATTGCGCTCTACTTATAGCCATTATTTAATCCTCCTTATAGGCCAGTAGCAACCACATAAGCGTGACCACCTTTAGCGATATTACTATCTTCATAAGGTGCGTTCCACTTAACGATTACTTCTGTGTAATTACCGTCACTATCAGTAGTCTCTTCAACTACATCAATTATTCGCATCGGCAAGGTTAGTGTCGTAGCAATGCCATTAATAGCAACTTTAGAGTTACCAGTAGTGGTGCTACCTGAATTTTGAACCAATGCGGCATTACTGCCGATTGATGTATACCCAGTACCAGCAATAGTAGTACCAGATGATACAACCGCTACTTTAAATAGCGCATCAGGATCATCAACAACATAAGCCTTCGCATCAGACGCTGCTGTACTAGCGGGCCAATATTGTTTAAAAGTTTTAGTGTTTGAGCCGGGGTCTGTATAAGTACAACCCATGAAAACACCAATTACGCCAGTGGTTACAGTTGTGGATGTGCCAGTATCTTTTTGGATCGTGCCGTCAGCAGCCCGCTTGACAACATCCCCACAAAAGATATCTGTGGCATAACCAGAAGCTATAGTCATCTGTCGTGTTGAACCCGCATAAGGTTGTCCTCCGATCAAGTTGATCGGCTTTAAACCATATGGGGCATCTACCGTTGGATAAGCCATAGTTTAAATTCCTCACTTAACAGAAAGTTAATCTCTATGCGCTTCGTCCTCCGTTACCACTACCAAAAGTTACTTTCGTAGACTTATTTTTAAATAATGGCATACGGGGGTCATCTTCACGCATATAGTTATTATCGACAGACTCTGTACTTTGCTGTGTTCTGTTAGCAATGTACTCATCTCTCTGTTGAGTAAGCTCTTCGTCAGTTTTGCAGAGAAGCAGCCCACCTATCTCTATTGAATCCTTAAATTGGCTGTTTGGATCAGGCATTGTAAATGCTTCAGGATGATCTGAGGCTTTTACAGGTTCCCACCCTTCACGAAACTTTGCGGATACATTCTGTGGGTCATTATTGCCCATAGAACTGACACGAACAAAGCGATAGGATTTCCCTTCTTCCTTGTTAATTTCGGGTAACAATTCAGGGGGAGTCCATTGTTTCGGACGTTCTTCCGTTTCACGCGAAGCATTTGCTCTTGTGCTACGAGATCGCCCTACTGCTTTAACTTCGTCCATGTTATGCCTCCAGTTTCATTTTTTCACGAACATATTGTTCGGGTGAAAGTCCTAGCCGTTGCGCCAGCCTAACTTCCGAATTCGTAAGCACCACCCGTTTAGAGCTAGTGCTACGTTTTGCAGGAGAAACGACAGTTTTTTGTGCCTGTTCTCCACTTCCGTTTGTAGAAGGTGTTTCTTCTGCTTCCTGCTTAAACTTTTCAGGAAATCTTGTACGCATCTCTTTGTCGATGCTTTCATAATACTCGTCTGATGTTGGGTCAACACCTTGAGATACTAAATGCTCATGTGTGCCAAACGCCAAACTTGTCATCGCACGGTCAACTCCCCACCACTCTTTATTACGTTCTTGCCACGCTAACGCTTTTGCATCTGCTTGTGGCGCTTGTTGGTTTGAAATTAACTGTTCTGATTCTCTATTTACACTATATTCTTGTGCTTGTAAAGCATCTTGTGAATACTGTGGAACGTAAGTTTCCGCATTTGTAAGATTCATTTTAGCAGATGCTAGTTTTTCAGTAGCATCTGCCACTAAATCTGCATCTCCTGAATCATAAGCATCCTTATACATTTTCTTCGCTAACTCTAACTCATTCTCTGCGCTACTTTTAGAGTTATCCATTAGCGCCTGTTCTCCCGCAGACAGGTGCTGTTTTAGCAATTTATTCTCTTCCATAGCCTGTTTTGCTAAATTAGCCGCATGATCCCGCTCCCGAAGCGCCGCCTCTTTTGCTCGCCGTTCATCATTCCAGACTTTCTTTAATTGCTTACCTTTTTCTTTGGAATATTCATCCAATTCATCTTTTTCAAGGTTATCCACAATTTCTTCGGGCATTGCTTCACGCCCTTGGTCTTCTTCGGGCGTATCATCTACAATTTCAATCTCAAATTCTTGAGCTTCTTGAGCTTCTTCTTCTTTTTGTTCTTGTTGTAGTGCGCCGATTACAGTTTCAGTGCTTTCTGTGTCTTCTAATGCGGTTTGTGGCATCTCTGTATCCTCTTGATTTTAAAAGAAATTATTGCCTTTGGATTCCTCTGGGGTCTTCTACTACTGCTTCTACAGAATCATCATTAATAATCCGAAAAGCCTTCCCATGTATATGTATTCGTGTACCTGTATGCGGCCTCACGAGTACAAAATCACCTTTTTTACACCACGGGCCTGTGGGAAATTTGCCAGTATCTTGGTAACAATCCGGCCCTAATTCCACTACAAATAACACAGTTGCCAGAATCTCCTCGTTTTTCTGGGTTTCACTGGCTTTTAAAAGCCCACTGTCAAATTTTTCCTCTATTTCAGGAATAGCACATAAAATATGATATCCCTGCGGTTTAGGTAGTTGTGTTGCCTTTTTTTCTCCAAAATCTGCTATAGTCTGGTCAACTGTTTCTGCTACATCATTCATTTTCTTCAAACCTTTCTTCTAAATCTATTAAGTATTCTTTCATAGAAAGCAATCCATTCACTATTCCACATACATATTTGTATTCTGAATAGCTTTGAATACTACCACTACTTAGCTTTTGAAGTAAAATATTATGTTTAGTATCAATCTCATCAATTACCAATCGGTATACGTTCATCTATTCCTCTTCTATTGGTGTTATATTCCCGCTATCTAAATTTTGGCTTAAATTTATGCCTAATTTAGCCCCCTCAAGTGCCTGTTTAACTTTTAGCACCTCATCTTCTTTAGCTGCATCAGCCAGCACTTTCACGCTAGTTTGCCTTTCCTGTGATTGGATACGGGCTGCATCCAACTGTAACTGTGCCTGTTTAATCTGGGCATCTGTCTGGTCTTTAGTAGCTTTACGTTGGAGTTCACCCTGTTTAAGCTGCAATTCCTGCTGTTGCATCTGAACAACCGGATCTTGTGCCTGTTGCTGTGCTTCTTCCTGCGCTGCCATCGCCTGATTCTGCTGTAGTAGCTGCTGTGACGCATCTGCTACCAGACGAGATAGTTGGACTTCTATATCTTCCGGCAATGGTTCATCAGGTGGTGGTAGTGGTACACCCAACTGCTCTTCCAACTTAGACCTATATAAGAAAGCTACGTGTTCAGCAACATGAGCTTGTCCTGCCGCAGCAACTGCTTGTGCATTAGGGTTTTGCGCCATCATTTGCTGGATATATGGATCTTGTGCCGCATTCATATGGACTTGGATATGCGCTTCGTGATCCTGATAAATAAATGCCTTCACAGGTTTACCTGTAATGATATCCATATTCTCAGAAACAGGATCAGTTGGTTTCTGTTCTTCTTCAGAAGGAATCAATTTATCTACGTTATCTATACCTATTGTTTCCAACATCTGCTTATGGAGTTCGGGAACATCATAAATTTGCGGTGCGCTCGCAGCGAGTTGCATTACTGTCTGATACTGAACAACCTTCTGTGCCATCGTTGACGAATTAGGATTCGCGACAGGAATCACCTCAACCATGTCATAGTCAGCACGTTTCGCCTGTGGCTTCCCTTCACTAGGTTCATATGTATACGAACTAGGTGTGTCATCCCTGATAATTTTTGCAAGCAACTGAAACTCCTGTTTCATTGCCGCATAAACTCTTGCCTGTACTGATGACATTACTTTTAACGAGCGTTCAAGTATGGCAAGTGTTGTACCTACAGGAGACTGTGAAGACATATCACTAATCTTTAAATCAGCAATAGATGCAAACCGTCTACCTTCTTCAACAATACTCGACATCAAAGTGAACAAAACCTGACTCGGTTCTTTATACGGTAGAGGCATGATGTTTTCTTTTAGTGAACCACTTGGTATGTCCACATCACGAAACTCTGCGGGTTGTATAGGAGTGTCATCACCCTTAACACGCATACCTTTGGTTTTAAAACCTCCGGGCAAGTTACTAAGTGTCCCTGCATCCACCAACTGTCTAATTAAAGATGTACCGGATTTAGCAAACGAGCCTAACAGGTGAACTAAACCAAAAGCATAAAAACCAAATCCGGGTATATAAGGATAATGAACAAAGTGCTGACGCTTAAGTTTCTTCTTATCATTTTCTAACCAATTACGTCTAACAGCTAAAACCATATTAGAGCTACGCTCTATCGTTACAATATAAGGTAGCGCTATACCTGTAGCTTTGCCTTTCTCATCCTTGTCTTCATACCCTGATATATCAAGGTCTACATGAAACTCAAGAATTTTATACCGATCATCAGAAGATGCACTAAACCCCATGTTCTCCGCTATCTTCTTTTCAACGTCATCCAGATAACCCCCTTCAGGACTATCTAATTCCACATCCCTGTAGAAACCGGACACCTGTAATTTACGCACCTCATTTTCAGTTTTCCGCATAACGTGTGTAACACGCTCTGCATCATCCAGACTACTTGCGCCATAAGGCACAACCATATCTTCTGCGGGAACATAGATAGACGCAGGACGGCACGTAGATGGATCATAGTACACTTTCTTAAACGCATTACCTGCAAGGCCCAAGCCCCACAACATCCGTTCATGTTCAGCACGGTACTCAGGCATCTTTTCCTGAACATAGTAATTCATATTGGCTGCAACATTAACTGCCGCTGCCTTATTCTCTTTTGTTTCTTTCCCAATAATTTTTGTTTTAACAGGGCCACCCGCAGGTAAAGTTTCCATAACGGTTTCTGATTGAAACTTTACTAACGCTTCTGATAGCAATGGATGATATACACCACACGCACCTGACCACGGCTCAGTCCGGTCTTCTATTTTAAGACCCAGCAACTCCATACCGTCTGCGTAAGTTTCAAGCCAATCTTTACGTGAACTCAAATCCCCCTCAAAATCCTCCATCAGACCTGAAGCCATTTCAATCAGCAAATCTTCATCCATATCTTCTGCGAGGTTTTCGTAAAAAGGATTTTCTTTCTCAGATATCTCTATCTCGACAACAGTAGTTAACGTACCTTCCGGTGACGCATCAAATTCTACAACTGTCCCCAAGTCTTCTTCGGTTTCTTCAAATTCAGAAACAGGTCTTCCATCAGGAAGTACGATCTCTAATTCGGGCATATTTTCATTTGCCATAACTGCCTACCTCAGTAGTAAGATGCTTTATTGCTGTATTGTCTGTACGCACGATACTCTTTTGTATCGTAATAATCATCAGGTTCATCCATTGCTGTGCGGATATACCCCCCTTTTCGGAAACGCATTAACGCCATCGAAGTGGAGTCCACATAATCATCGTGTTCTCCCGCAGGGAAACTTGCGATCTCCTCTATCACTTCTTCCGCCCATCTGGTTGGCGGATACCACACCTTCCCTGATGCAAAAATATCCGACACGGCATTTAGCCGACTGATTTTATCGTTACCTTTAGTGGGCGTAAACTCCTGTACCGGAATACCCATAGACCGTAGTTCATAAATCAATGGCGCACCACTCGCTTTTTTCTCGATAATGATGCTATCCGGCTCCCATTGTTTGTATTCTTCCATGACCGTCCGTTTTAGTTCAGGGAACTCCAGCCGATCACGGTACGCATTTAGTAAAATGATGTTTGCCTGTGGCAACCCCTGTTGTAATTTAACCCGTTGCTCTTCAGTTTCACTTTCTATCTCTACCGCAGGTGCGCCAGCCTGATAAAAGACTCCCCACACAGTACAGGCACTGTAATCCGCCCTATTATTTTTTTCAAACGCTGTATCCCACGACATCAGGACAAAATCACAGGCTGGGGGGCTTTCCCCTTCCCAACATTGCCACCAATCCCGTTTAACAATGGCGCTAACCTCTGAAGTCGGGTCTTGCTGGTACTGTGCCATCCATTTAGGGTGTGGTAATTCGTTTTTTAGGACACTTAGCTCATCTAATGACCAAAATTCCGGCCAAAGTGCGTTACCAGAGGGCATAATTGCGGGAAATTCGATGATTTCCCACTCTTCCCCGTCCCTTTGCATAGCCGATTTGACCACCTGACCCGTCAGATCCCGTTTACTCCACCGTGTCATCACGATCACGATGGCTCCCCCCGGTTGTAAACGCTGACGGGGGCCAGATGTATACCATTCATGGACTTTATCGTAGATTTCAGGGCTATGTTCCGCCAATGTAGCCTCTTGCTCACTGTGCGGATCGTCAATAATCAGCAAATCAGCACCTTTACCTGTCACCGCCCCGCCTACACCGATAGCAAAGTAGTCTCCACCCTTCGATGTGTTCCACCTTCCGGCTGCTTTTGAGTCAGCTTGCAGGGATGTATTGGGGAAAATGTCGATATATTCCTCTTTCCCTACCAAATTACGCACTTTTCGACCAAACCCTACCGCTAATTCGGCTGTATGGGAGGTCTGAATTACTTTTTTCTGCGGAAACTTACCTAAAAACCACGCTGGAAGCAGGTAAGACGCAAATTCCGACTTGGTATGTCGTGGCGGCATATTGATAATCAGCCGTTTACACTCCCCATTGGCTACTTTCTCAAAGGCTTTCGCCATTTTTGCGTGATGTCGCCCCATAATAAAGTCGGGCCACATCTTCTTAACAAATTCCAAGAAGTCTTTCTGCGCTGTCTCCTTACTTAACAACTCTTCAAAGTCAGTAAGTTCTTTTAGTAAGGCGACCTGTTCTTTTTCTGACAGCTTGGGAAGTATCGTTACTAAATTATTGAGATCCTCTGCGGATAACTTGGGTGCAAGTGTGCTGGTCTTGTTATAAGGGCGAGTTTGTTCGGCGGCTGCGCTCATTTCAGTTTCCCTCAAATCTCTAAAGTACGCTGTGATTTTTTAAGCCCCATTAGGTTTTAACCGCCTATATAAAGCGTTCCGTTGCGCCAGAATGTCCTGTACAGCATACCCACCTGCTTCCCGATTATAGTACCCGTTACGCATCAACTTTTTAGAAGCCTTGCATAACAGGCTTAATCGTTGCACAAAAATCATGGCATAAGATTCTTCAACATCTGTTTCAAATCCCTCATCATTAATTATCTCGTTAGACTCATCTTCAGGATGAAACCCCATTACATATAAATCCCGATCCCCAAAGAAGTTAGCTGCTATACATTCATTCAGCCCCTCCAGATAACCATGAAACCGCTGTTGATCCACATCATAATCAAAATCCACCATAATAATTAATTCGTAGGTGTCATCATAATGTACCAGTGTGGTGTATAAGGGCATCGGATCACCATCATATTTGAATTGAACCGCGACCTTATCATCTGCCCACGCCTTCGCCGCGAACGGACACGCGGGAAACCCATTGTAGTTTTCATTAGGTTTCTCTAATGCGTAAGCCGACCACTCACGGATTTCCCCTGCTATACGGTCTTCAAAGTTTATATCCACCACCCGCTTTCTAATGCCCTCTAATTGTCCTAGCTGGAACCCAAGGCTCTTTCGTTCCGCCTGAATATTCTCTAGCATGGCCTTCTTTAATCAATATTTCACAAACACTCTTATGGTCAACAGTCAATGGAACACCTAATATTCGCCCAAACTTACCTTTATCCCTATAAGTCTCTAGCAGAAACTTCTCAGGGATTAACTCAATCACCCTTTCTTTTGCCGCCAGCCCTAGTTGTTTTTCTGCTAAGTTCCTTGTGCGGGATTCTGGTGTATCTATCCCCCGAAAGCGCACCCGTTGTTTCCGAAGCCATACCCCAAATCCAAGGTCAATATCACAATCTAGAGTATCTGCATCTATCACCCTGACCAAAGTAGCTGTGTAAATATACGGATTAGGTGCTTTTTTCTTTGCCATCTTACCACTTCACCTTATCTGCCCAGTACGCCGCAGACATCTTACCCTTGGCAATGTTCTTACCATGACGGGCTTTAAATGACTTGCGCCGTGCTTTCTGTTTAGCCGATTCCCCCGCTTTAGGTTTACCTGCGGTTGAAACTCCCTGTTGCCCAAAGCGGATAGTTTTTATCTTATCCCCTTCTTTAGCAACAACAATGTGAGACTTCTTGGGGTGGTTCGGGGTACGTTTGGGTTTGTTATACCCACTCACCCCGGCCCTAGCTAGTCTCGAATCCTTCTTCGCTGCCATCCGGTTCCTCCTCTACCACTTCCAATGTAGGCACTTCCTCAAATTCTGCATCATGTACCTGCCCCATCAGACGGTTAATTTTATCCTTGATTGAATGTTCCAAAGATTCCGTAGTGTGCGTAACATTGATCTCTGTCTTTTCAGAGAACAGCCCGACATCTGAAATCTTCCCTAACAACTCCAACGCCCGTAGCTCCTGCTTACTATCCCCGCAACCGGATATCTCCAGCAGCTTATTCGTCACATAAGTACGCATCTGGGCAGCATCCGCAACAACCTGCTGGTCATACTCGGTCAGGATTGTCGCTAACTTGGAGGCTGTATAGGTATTATACAGTCGGGTGGCAGGGACTTTTATTTCTTTATCTTCGGTTTGCTCAAGTTTTTTTGTACCTGCATCACATACAGCTTGAGCTTCACCCATTTCACCTGAAGTAGTGCCGTATGCTTGGTCAAAAATATTTGTAGGGTCAAACAAATCGACTGGATCTTCTTCTTCAGGTTTAAGACTCGTTGTTTTAGGTCTACCCTTTCTTGTAGTTTTCTCAGGAGGCTCATAGTCATCTCCTTCTTTCATGCCTAATTCCTTTAAAACAGTTGCGGTGTTGGCAGCAACACGAACCCCTTCTTTCAATGTAAGCGTCTTTTCCTTACGAGGGTAGGACTGTGGAAGGGGGGTATCAAAATCAGGAGTCACAATAACAGCGGGGACATCCTTTAACTCAGGAGCTTCCTCGTCAACCCATTTATCTACAATGCTTTGTAAACTGGATTCCATAATTTTTTGCGAAAATTTTTTTTCAAAATGCCTTTTATAACAAACGGGGGGGTTTTGCAAGTAGGGGACTAATAAAAACTTGTAGAAAACTAATAGGGGGGTAGGGGTTTCAAAAAATATGTAATCGGATGTGTGTATTAGTATGTATATAAGATGTGGGACTCCTAACTGCGTCTAGGGGGGTGGGGGGTGTCAAATCAAGGTCTGTATAATCTTACCTAAGCTATTCCTATTTTTACTGTCTTAATTTGCATTAGATTACTACTTGCGTATAATAGAAACCATCGAATGACATAGTGTGATTCGTGTTAACCCATAGGAAACTATTATGAATAGTGATTCTGATACGGCTGTCGATGACGTTACTATCGACGATCTTACCTACAAGTTTCTTGTAGTGTTCAACGTAGCTAAAACGTGCGGCTGGCACGTTACGTCTACCTACACGTTGGCTGAAGCGGAAGCGATTCGTAAGGATAAGCTAGCTCAGTATAGCGGTGCAATCGTGCGAATCCAATCGGTTGCTGAACTAATCTAACTAAGGGAAAGAGAGGGAGGCCATGAGGCCTCCCAATCTTTAAAGGAAAACAATCATGTACTCACCGGAACAACATCTAGATATAGCATATTTAATATATTCCACAGAGGATCAGATAAACGATTGGGAAGACGTTATCAACGTAATAGAGGATTCGTTCGATATCGTTGAATTCAACAAAATTAACTTACATCTTCTAGAGAAGATATGGTGGACATTGGATAAACAAGATCCTCCTACAGACCTCCCAGAAGAGATTGCCTATATACAGCATCCATACCAACTAGACTTACCTTTGGGTATACCTGAAGGATCTCTGGAAACAATAGTAGAGAGTTAACCAACTAATAACGGGAGGTCGCAAGACCTCCCACAGGAGATAGACAATGAGATTCGTAGATAAACTTGGCGTACTAATTATGACAGGACTTGCAGGGATGGCGGCTATCGCTTGGGTAGCACACGACGGAGGCGCAGTAAGATCGTGGCTACTTATACTAACCACGGCTACCGCTGTTTCTGGATGGGGAATGTTGTGGATTATCAAACCACATCTGTTAGAACAAGATGATACAGAATTATCTGATGCCGAATTAGACGCAATACTAAAACAGTGCATCGAAAAGGAAAACGCCCAATACGACGATGAATGGAAAGAGCGTGTTCATAAACGTCTGCTAATCGGACTAAAGAAAAAACTAACAGAAGAATCCTAGTAACAACAGCCCCGGCTACTTCGGTAGTCGGGGTTTTTTTATGCCTGTCGTTCAGGGAACTGGCAAGGAAGGGGGTCTTGTATGCCGGATGTGTAAGCGGTCGCGGTGCGCCTGTGAGGACACATTATCTTATATAATTTTTTACTGTCTTAATTTGCGTTAGCTTACTACTTGCGTATAATGGGAACCATCGGCGGACAAGCTACGCCGATCTTGTCCGTCGGTAGCCAGATCTGGCATTTAAATATCGGCAATAGGAAAAAGTGAAATGGTAACATTGCACACTCTTAACCGTGATACCTATACGGAGCTAGCTAGCAAAATAGGTAAAGACGTAGATTCTGAAACGGCGGCTCTCGAGTCCAAGATCGAGATCTGCCAATTCATCTACCCGCTCATAGGCGGAAAATTGGCTAAAGACGGTTACCCGCTCGCGGGAAAATCGTTAAAGAATTTATCTTATACTAATTATCTCGCTATTTTTGGCGAGAAGGATTACAAAGGTAATACGCTTTACAATGCCCGTGTGGCATATGGTTTAGCCAATGGCGAGTCTGATTTGGACAAAGACGGGAAGGCAACTTCTGCCGCACAAGTCCACGCTAATACTCGCAAATACCTTGAGCGGATTCGTATTGGGATCAAGAAACTCGTTGATCCGGGTATGTGCGCATGGCCCACTAAGCCACAAACCCCACAAGCGAAGAAAAAGATGACAGATAAAGAGCGCAATCGACAGGCTAGAATTGCGACCGATCCGAAATTCGCTGCACAAGAGCGAGTCAAGGCGGAACGCATAGAAAATGTAGAGAGAGTAACGGAGGATTTCAATTCTTCACTACTTGATGTACAGGGCCATAT